GAATACTACGCCTGCGGTATCGGGTCCGCCCTTGCGGGCCGTGGTGCCGACCTCCTGCTGGTTGATGACCCACACTCCGAACAAGATGTGATTAACGGCAACTTCGAGGTGTTCGAGAAAGCCTACGAGTGGTTCACCTTCGGTGCCCGTACCCGTCTGATGCCCGGGGGTCGTGTGGCTATTATTCAAACCCGTTGGCACATGGACGACCTGACGGGGCGTGTGACGACAGACATGGCGAAGAACGCTCGTGCTGACCAGTACGAGGTTGTGGAGTTTCCGGCGATCCTTGAGGTGAAGCGCAAGGGGTCTAACACATATGTAGAAAAGCCCTTGTGGCCTGAGTTCTTCGATCTGGACGCGCTGCTGCGTACCAAGGCGTCGATGCCTGTGTTCCAGTGGAACGCACAGTATCAGCAGCAGCCGACGGCGGAAGAAGCCTCTATCGTTAAACGTGAATGGTGGGGCATGTGGGAGCAGGACAGCCCGCCCTCGTGCGAATACATTATCATGTCGCTTGACGCAGCGGCAGAAACACACAACCGAGCGGACTACACGGCGCTCACAACTTGGGGCGTTTTCCTAAACGAAGACACGGATGCGTACAATATAATATTGTTGAATAGTATCAAAAAACGTTTAGAGTTCCCAGAGTTGAAACAGTTGGCTATGGAAGAGTATAGCGAGTGGGAACCCGATGCGTTCATTGTGGAGAAGAAATCCGCAGGGACGGCGCTCTATCAAGAGATGCGGCGCATGGGTTTGCCCGTATCTGAGTTCACCCCGCACCGTGGGTCGGGTGACAAGTTAGCACGCTTGAACTCTGTAGCTGATATTGTGGCGTCTGGCATTTGTTGGGTGCCACCTACCAGATGGGCAGAGGAAGTGATAGAAGAGATTGCCGGATTCCCTTTTATGAGTCATGATGACTTAGTGGACTCAACGGTGATGGCTCTTATGAGATTTAGGCAGGGAGGTTTCATACGGTTGCCTTCTGACGAGCCGGAGGAACCAACATACTTTAAGCGGCGAAGCGGCGGGTATTACTAAGAGGTTAAAACATGGCTATAGAGAAAAGCAACAACCCCGCTCCCCAGAGCATTGAAGACGAGCTAGAGGGCTTGGAGATGGAAGATGTTGGCATTGATGCCGACATTGAGATCGAGGTCGTTGATCCCGAGTCCATCACGCTTGACGATGGTTCCATGGAGATTACCCTGATCCCTGATGCAGAGATTTCTGACTTCACCGAATTTGATATGAACCTTGCGGAGGTTCTCGATGAGTCCCACCTGCAAGAGATTTCTAACGACCTCGTAGGGCTGGTTACAGCCGATATTGATGGACGTAAGGAGTGGGCGGACACATTCGTTAAAGGGTTGGACGTGCTGGGCTTCAAGTATGAAGAGCGCACGGAGCCGTGGGAAGGTGCCTGTGGCGTCTACTCCACAGTGCTCGCGGAAGCTGCCATCCGCTTCCAAGCAGAAACAATGTCCGAGACTTTTCCCGCCGTTGGACCTGTAAAGGTCAAGATTCTGGGTGAAGAGACTAAAGATAAGGTCGAGGCCGCAGAGCGCGTCAAGGCCGACATGAACTACGAGTTGACCGAGCGCATGGTCGAGTACCGCCCCGAGCACGAGCGTCTGCTCTACAGCTTGGGTCTGTCAGGGTCTGCGTTCAAGAAGGTCTATTACGATCCGAATATGGGGCGGCAGGTTGCGATTTATGTGCCTGCTGAAGATGTCATCGTGCCATACGGTGCAAGCCATATCGAGACAGCAGAGCGCGTAACGCACGTTATGCGTAAGACAAAGAACGAGCTTCGGAAGCTACAGCATGGCGGGTTCTACCGCGACATCGACCTTGGCGAGCCGGAGCCATACCACAGTGACATTGAAGAGCGTAAGGCTGAAGAAGGTGGGTTCTCGCTCACCGACGACAACCGCTACGCGCTCTACGAGATTCATGCTGACCTAGTTATCGAAGGTATCGACGATTCTGACGACGACATTGCCAAGCCATACGTTGTGACCATTGAACGTGGTAGCGGTGAGGTCTTGTCGATTCGTCGCAACTGGAACGAGGACGACGATCTGCACCTGAAGCGCCAGCACTTCGTGCACTACGTCTACGTTCCGGGTTTTGGGTTTTACGGGCTTGGCCTCATCCACATCATCGGTGGATACGCGAGGGCGGGCACATCCTTGATACGGCAGCTTGTAGATGCTGGTACCCTCTCAAACCTCCCGGGGGGTCTCAAGTCTCGTGGCCTACGTATCAAGGGTGATGATACACCGATTGAACCCGGCGAATGGAAGGATGTCGATGTGCCTAGCGGCTCTATCCGCGACAACATCATGCCCCTTCCTTACAAGGAACCTAGCCAGACCCTTCTTGCCTTATTGAATCAAATTACGAACGAAGGACGTAGGCTAGGCGCTATTTCAGACATGAACATCTCGGACATGTCTGCAAACGCGCCAGTGGGCACCACACTTGCCCTGCTAGAGCGCACCCTGAAGCCTATGGCTGCGGTGCAAGCACGCGTGCACTATGCGATGAAGCAAGAGTTCAAGATGCTCAAAGCTATCATGGCGGAGTACGCACCCATCGACTATGGGTACCAGCCGCATCGCGGGGAGATTAGCGCGAGGCAGGATGACTATCTGACCACAGATGTGATCCCTGTCAGCGACCCTAACTCCTCGACCATGGCGCAGCGTGTCGTGCAGTACCAAGCGGTGTTGCAGATGGCGCAGTCTGCCCCACAAATTTATGACCTCCCTCAACTGCACCGTCAGATGATTGAGGTCTTGGGCGTGAAGAACGCCGACAAACTCGTACCTACAAAGGACGACGCGAAACCGACCGATCCGGTCAGCGAGAACATGGATGCACTGATTGGCAAGCCGATGAAGGCGTTTATCTACCAAGATCACGCAGCTCACATCGCTACCCATACATCGTTCATGAAAGACCCGATGATCGCTCAGATGATCGGACAGAACCCGCAAGCGCAGCAGATCATGGCTTCGCTTCAGGCGCACATCGCAGAACACCTCGGTTTCCAATATCGTCAACAGATCGAAGAGAAGCTGGGAGCACCGCTACCTGCCCCAAACGAGACCCTACCAGAAGAAATCGAAGTTCAACTGGCACGCCTCGTAGCAGACGCAGGGCAACAACTTACTCAGGCACATCAGCAGCAGGCTGCACAGCAACAAGCTCAGCAGCAAGCGCAAGACCCTGCCTTCCAGCTTCAGCAAGCAGAACTTCAAGTCAAAGCCCAAGAGGTCCAGCGCAAAGCCGCAAAAGACCAGTCCGAAGCGCAGCTCAAACAAGCAGAGTTGCAGCGTAAGGCTCAGAAAGACCTCGTGGACTCGGCACTTGAAGCAGAGAGACTCAAGATCGACCAGCAAGAGTTGGTTATTGATGCCCAGAAAGAGGGTGTCAAACTTGCAGCAGACCGCCGCAAGGACAACACAAAGCTCGACCTTGAGTTAGCTAAGATGATGACCGGAAAAGGCAGAGGTAACTAATGGCAAAAACCGTCTTTGACGTGCTTAAAGAACGTATCGACGAGCAAGTCTCGTCTGCACAAGACTTCCTGAACGCAGGGTCCGCGAAGGACTATGCGAATTACAGGGAGGTTGTTGGCTTAATTCGGGGTCTCGAAGCCAGCAAATCCTTCATTGAAGACCTCTCGCGCAACTATATGGATGACGATGATGACTAACACTCAGACGATTGAATTGCCTGATGCACTAAAGCAAAAGATGGAAGCGGAAGCCGCTCCAGCCGAGCCGATCAGACGAGAGCTTACAGATGCGGAGTGGGAAGCACAGCTACCCAAACCCACTGGCTATCGTATTCTGATCGCACTGCCAGATGTGGAAGAATATTACAAAGGCAGCACCCTACTTAAGACCTCAGATGTGATGCACAGAGAGTACATCATGTCGATTATGGGGATCGTTATTGACATGGGTCCAGACGCTTATGGTGATAAAGAACGGTTTCCTAACGAGCCGTGGTGCAAAGAAGGCGACTACGTAATGTTCCGCATGAACACAGGTACGCGGTTCAAGGTGAACGGCAAGGAGTTTCGTTTGATGAACGACGACTCTGTTGAAGCTGTAATCCCTGATCCGAGCGGTATCATGGCAGTATAGGAGACAGGTAAATGCCATTCCAAAAAGTAGAATTTGAATTTCCTGAAGGGGAAGACGACGTAAAGGCTGCAAAGCTGGAAGTTGAACGTTCCAGCGCGCAAGAGGTGGACATCGGTGGTAGGAAAGCTAAAGCGAAAGCTGCACAAAACGAAGTTGTCGTGGACGACGAAGTGGATACTGACGACGACGGATATGAGATTGAAGTGGTTGATGATACGCCGAAAGCGGATCGGAACCGTAAGCCTTCTGACCCGCCTGAAGATGTTACTGACGAGGAGTTAGAAGACTACTCCGAGAAAGTCCGCAAGCGCATCCAGCACTTTAGTAAGGGTTACCACGACGAACGCCGTGCCAAAGAACAGGCACTGCGGGAACGTGAAGAGCTTGAGCGTGTGGCTCAGCAGCTCCTTGAAGAAAACAAGAAGCTAAAGACCAACGTAAACAAGAATCAATCAGCTTTACTTGAGCAAGCTAAGAAAAACGCGGCTGCTGAGATGGAATCTGCTAAGAAGGCATATAAAGATGCTTATGAGGCAGGTGACTCAGATGCTGTCGTAGCTGCGCAAGAAAACCTAACAAACGCCAAGATAAAGGCTGATAGGTTAAATAATTTCAAGTTACCAGCTTTACAGGAAGAGGAAACTCCTGTTAGAGTGGGAACTGAAACCGCCCCTGTGCAGGTTCAGATTGATCCCAAGGCAGCAGCTTGGCAAGAAGCCAACCCTTGGTTCAATCAGGACACAGAGATGACGAGCTTAGCGCTTGGGCTGCATAACAAACTCGTCCAAGAGGGAGTAAGCCCTCAAAGTGATGAATACTACGAGCGAATTGATGCTCGTATGCGACAGTTGTTCCCGGATAATTTCGAGGATGACACGGAGGTAGAAGAGCAAAGGCCACGGAAGCGAACGTCAAATGTGGTTGCTCCCGCAACGCGGAGCACAGCGCCTAAAAAGATTAGGCTCACGCAATCACAAGTTACAATCGCAAAACGGCTGGGACTTACCCCCGAACAGTACGCCAAACAGGTTGCATTAGATATGAGGAAACAAAATGGCTGAGAATCGTATAAACCGAGACCTTGAGTCCCGTGAAAAAACGACCCGCAGAAAGGCTTGGCAGCGTCCAGAGGTGCTACCGTCACCCAATCCCGAGCCGGGTTACGCATTTCGCTGGATACGTGTTAGTTCGCTAGGTAATACCGATGCCACTAATGTTTCTTCTAAACTACGTGAAGGTTGGGAGCCTGTAAAAGCCTCAGACCATCCAGAAATCACCCTTGTTACTATCGAGAATGATCGGTTCAAGGATAACGTGGTGATTGGTGGCTTGATGCTGTGTAAAGCTCCAGAGGAGTTAGTCGATGAGCGCAATGACTACTATGGTCAGCAAACCCGCTCGCAGATGCACTCCGTTGACAACAACCTCATGAGAGAAAACGACCCTCGTATGCCTCTGTTTAACGACAGAAAGACGAAGGTTACATTTGGTAACGGAACTTAATAGGAGCTTAAGATGGCTTATCCTACTGTAAGCGGGCCTTACGGCCTAGTTCCGGTAAAACTGTTGAGCGGCTCTCCTTTCGTGGGCGTAACTCGTCACTTCAAAATTGCAAGTGGCTACGCTACATCCATTTTCTACGGAGATGCTGTCAAACTAGTTACCGGAGGCACCGTCGAGCGTGATACGTTTGATGCTGCTATGACACCTGTCGGTGTCTTTCTTGGTTGCACGTACACTGACCCCAACCTTGGCTACAAGGTCTGGCGTCAATCGTACCCTGCGAGCACTGTCGCGTCTGACATCGAGGCATTTGTCGCCGATGGCACTGACATCCTGTTCAAAGTTGCTGTTGTGTCGTCTGGTACGACCATTGGTGACCTTGCACAGACTGACATTGGTGCAAACGTCGCAGGTGTAGACAACACTGGTGATTCGACTTCGGGTAACTCTCGTTGCGCGATCTCCGATACGTCTGCAACTACCAACACTCTGCCCTTCCGCATCGTCGGTTTGGTTGAGGAAACCAAAAACAGTTCGGGTGGTTATACGGAAGCCTACGTTAAGTGGAACGCAGGCCATCAGTATGACAACACGACTGGCGTATAAGGAGGAGTAGACAATGGCTATTTCACGCGCCCAGTTACTTAAAGAACTCCTTCCCGGCCTGAACGCTTTGTTCGGTTTGGAGTACGCAAAGTACGGCGAAGAGCACGCCGAAATCTTCGAAACTGAATCCTCAGATCGCTCGTTTGAGGAAGAAACTAAGCTATCGGGCTTTTCCGCAGCACCTGTTAAAAATGAAGGCGCTGCTATTGAGTATGACAATGCTCAAGAAGCATGGACTGCCCGCTATACGCACGAAACCATCGCAATGGGTTTCAGCATCACGGAAGAAGCCATCGAGGACAACCTCTATGATTCTCTGTCTGCTCGTTACACCAAAGCGCTGGCTCGCGCAATGGCTTACACCAAGCAGGTTAAAGCTGCTTCCGTGCTGAACAACGCGTTCAGCGGCACCACTTACGGCGACGGTAAAACTCTTTGTGCTACCGATCACCCGCTGGTGTCTGGCGGAACCAACTCGAACCGTCCTACTGTTGCTGCTGACCTTAACGAGACTTCGCTTGAAGCCGCCGTTATCGCCATCAGCCAGTGGACCGACGAGCGTGGTCTTCTGATCGCAGCTAAGCCTCGTAAACTGATCGTTCCGCCGAACCTACAGTTCGTTGCAACTCGCTTGCTGCAAACTGAAGGCCGCGTTGCGACCGCAGATAACGACATCAACGCTCTGCGCTCGATGGGTTCCATCCCTGAAGGCTACAGCGTGAACAATTATCTGACTGATACGAACGCTTGGTTCCTGCTGACTGACGTACCTAACGGTCTGAAGCACTTCGTCCGTACTCCGATGAGTACTTCTATGGACGCAGACTTCGACACTGGTAACTCTCGCTACAAAGCTCGTGAGCGTTACTCGTTCGGTGTGTCTGACCCATTGGGCATCTACGGTTCTCCCGGTGCCTAATCGAAAGGGGGCTTCGGCCCCCTTTCTTTTTGTTTTGTTTTAGTGTATGTTCGTATCAGGGCTTAACATATTAGCTTCGCAGACAGGTAGACAGCCCACCTGACATTGCACAGACTGTGAAGCGAATCCTTGTGCAAGAGGTGACACATGGCAAATACCACTTTCTCCGGTCCCGTGACTTCGACCAACGGTTTCATCGGCGACATCAAAGTTCCAACCTACACTGTAGCGACTGCTCCGTCTGCCTCTTCGGCAGGTGCAGGCACACTTGTTTACGTGTCTGACGGCGCGGCTGGCTCCGCTATTCTGGCGTTCTCTGACGGTACTAACTGGAAGCGTTCGGATACTGGCGGCACCATCGCAGCATCGTAAGGGGGTGAACTATGAGTAATCGTTTCGCTCCCCCTTCAGCCGAAGAACTGAAGGCCCGTGGCTTGAACGCGGACGGCACTCCCATGAAAAAGGAAGAGCCTAAGCCGACTACGGCTAAAAAATCCTCTAAGAAAAAGGAGGGCTAATCCATGCTATCTGACGTCCGCGCAAAACGCGTCACTGGCACTGGCTCCCTTGCGGTAGGACCTGCACGCGTACGTCAGGTCCAAGTGCTTACCAATGCCACTGGGGCTGGTCGTTTGACCATTACCAACGGCAATGGTGGGGCTACGGTGCTGGATATTGACTTCCTTGCGTCTGATTCCCACTCCATCAACATCCCCGATAATGGCTTGCGTTGCGAGACAGATGTCTACATCTCGGCAGCAACAAATATCGACGCCATTACGGTCTTCTATAGCTAGGAGGCGGTATGCGGCGATATTACAAGGCAGGCGGGCGAGTTGATAAAGCTGGCATGGCTTGTAACAAGCCGCGTCGTACGCCTTCGCATCCCAAAAAATCGCACGTTGTTAAGGCGTGTGAGGGAGGCAAAGAGAAGGTAATCCGCTTTGGCGAACAGGGTGCTAGCACCGCTGGTAAGCCGAAACAGGGCGAATCTGCCCGTATGAAAGCCAAACGTAAGTCGTTCAAGGCCCGCCACGGCAAGAACATTGCCAAGGGCAAAATGAGCGCGGCTTACTGGGCGGATAAGGTGAAATGGTGACGTCATGCCTGCAAAGTCCAAAAAACAGCGCAAGTTCATGGCGGCAGTCGCAAACAATCCGGCATTCGCTAAGAAGGTCGGGGTTCCCCAAAGTGTAGGAGAAGAATTCATGAAAACGAAAAAATATCAACAAGGCCGTATGGTCGGCATGTCTGACCCTCGTGGTGAGATGATGATGGGCGGCAAGCGTGCTATGCCCGCGCCGAAAAAGCCGATGATGGAGCCTGAAGAAGCCGCTCCTCGTCAAATGATGGCAGGCAACGCTCGCCGTCGCCGTGCGGCGGATGCCGTCATGGGTACGGGTGCAGGTGCACCACGTCGCATGATGAAGCAGGGCGGCATGGCTAAGTCAGGCTACAAGTCCGGCGGCAAAGTCCGTGGCTGCGGCATGGCTCGCGGTGGCGCAGTTCGTCAGTGCAAAATGGTGAAGATGAAGGGTTCCTAATGCGCAGTTACTATCGCAATAGCTCCTGCGGCTGTGATTGTTGTAGCGGCAAAAGCTACAAAAAAGGCGGTGCGGTGAAAGACGCTTGCTACAGCAAGGTCAAATCGCGGTACAAGGTTTTCCCGTCCGCCTATGCTTCTGGGGCTATTGCGAAGTGCCGTAAGGTCGGCGCGAAAAACTGGGGTAATAAAGGGACTAAATAATGGCGGTACGCAAGACAGCTAAAGGTGCAGCACTCAAACGCTGGTTCAAAGAGGACTGGAA